TCTATATAAAGGGAGGCCGAATATTTATGGTCAAGTACGAGCCTATCCAGACCTCATACAGGAATCGATGTTTGAATACATCAGTAATAATAAAATGGTTACAGAGTGGATGGAGATAGGCTATGGACACTACAATATTTCATCAGTACGTTATTCCGAATCTTCTCTGGTAGCTATGGCCGGCGCCAGCTATGAAGTTTATCATCCAGGCACGGTAATCCCAGAGATTATTCAGGGATATGCCTTTGACGATGTTGATGGGCAGGAGCTTCCTGGCACCAACGAGCAGACATCAAATATCGTTAATCAAGCCACGACGAATAATTTGCTGGCTGGTAGTTTCGCTGGAGGCCAGTTTTATGCAAAAATTGAAAAACAAAATGAGTTTGATGTTTTCTATGACTCTCCAAAACCATTTTCGGTCACTATCACTGTAAATGTGTCATATAATACAGCCAGTGGGCTGGTAACAAAAAACATCAATGTATCTGCTAGTTTGTTTAACTCTGCGCTATCAGATGATGGGACACTTATCGATCCGCAACAATTCTATGAGTTTTGGTTTAACTATTTGTCTGGTCCAGACTTTGAGGGATTGCCAGCAGACGCCACGGTAAACAGCACTCTTTTCACGCTGACTCAGTATTCGACTATTGCGGTTGGGCCATTTTTTGCGGCGCTCCCTGGTGATCAGCTTTGGGTGCACCTCTACGCGAATGAAGCTGGCGGATATGACGGGCCTGCCCGTATCACATGGTGGCAGGTCGACACCGATAACAACCAGATACCCGGTACCGAAGAGAGCATTGATGTAAACGTGCACAACGATGGAGGCAATCAGGATTACATTTACCGGACATACA